TCATGCATTTGGCGGTGATATTCTCATCGCAAGCGGCGATAAATTGCAAGTTGTTTCGGGTTCCGGTAAGTTGGCAACGCTAGAAAGTCCGGTATGTGATATTGTTTCAAGTCATTCCGGGCGTGTATTGATTGCTTCCACTAAATCGCATCGGTTGAACTGGAGCGCAGTGGGCGACTACAACGCATGGAACCATAACAACAATGATGCATCAAGTGCGCAATATGTAGACGTTGGCTATAAAGACCAAGGCAGCATTATTGCCGTTGATTTCCTATCACGTGCAATCATCGTATATAAGGAATACGGGCGCGTGTATCAAATAGTTGGTACACCAGATGCAAAGGATTTAACTGTATACCCGCTTTCTTCTACTGGCTATTGTAGCGGTGCGACGATTAGCATTGATGATCGCAGCTATTATTTAGGCAATCAAGGTTTCATGTCTTTTATGCCTACTAATACCTATGCAGAA